CCTCTACATACTCAAATGAAAGCGTATCGATGAGTGGTGTCTCAGGCCATCTCAATGACAGCCAGTGGCACTTTACCTCAGCCCGTGGTGGAGGTGCTAACGGATCTTCATTCATGAAAAACGGTGTTGTCTCTCATGGTGCAGCTTACAACGAGCCTGAGACATTCAACCGCATGAACCTTGGTTGTCACTACAAAAACAACCGGAATTTTACCGGTGTTTTAGCAATGGCTTTTTTCTGCACAGCCGATCCCGGTGTGTACGATATGATGCGCCTGGATAAATGGGTTGCTGATCGGTTCAGTCTTACGGGTAGATTGACAACCTCACATTGGTTTAAGACTCGCCCATTACTGACAAAGAGACTGTTGTGGGGAAATGAGGTTTTTAAGAATATCTAAATTGCGTTACGCCTACTGGAGAAGACGACATGACCAGCCTCATCAACACCCTACTCGTCGTGCTCGCTATCTAACTGGCTGCGGTGCTGTGGCTAATTGCTGGGCCGATGTGATGAGCACCAAAACTGACCTCAACGCCGAAAAGGTATCCAGGGCGAAAACTGCCCTCAGAGCATGGATACCTCCAGACACTGACGGCTTTGATATCAACCATCTGGAAACTGATATTTTGGGATTGATGATTGATCTTCTCCACTTTGCTGATCAATCAAAGATGGAAATTAAACCATTACTAGATTTAGCTGTATTAAACTTTGAACTGGAAACTGGTAAAGCATGAATTCTATTGATAAATATGTATCCAGTATCTTATGGCTTATTGCTATAGTGCTTACAATTTCCCAACTAATTGGATGTGGGAAAGTATATTTAGAACCAGTAGAACAGTTACCGATCGAAGAAATGTTTACTGTTCCAATAGAACCGAAAAAAGAAACCAGTAATTTTACTAACTGGAATAAGTTTTGGTTAGGAACAGCCATAGCCGGACAAGTAGCAGATACCATAACCACTTTTGATAAACTTGATGAAGGATACATTGAAGCAAATCCTCTATTTGGTAAAGAACCAGAAAAAGGAGTAGTCATTGCTTCAAAGGTGGCGGCGACTGTGTTCGTTATCTTGATAGGGGAATATTATTTTAAAGATGATCCAAGACAACAGGAATACAGGAATTGGTTGTACGGAACATTTGGTGTAATTGGTGGAAGTTTTGCTTTATGGAATTCATTGCAGTAGGGGGATCAGAATGAAAAAATTAATGGTTTTAGTGTTATTGATGTTATCCTTACTTTTGGTAACTTCCTGTTCCAGCGATAACGATAACAAACAGACAGGGCCAGGAGATACTACCGCAAAGTATGATCCATTTGCTAAAGATGATGAAGATAGAGCAATTGAGCAAGATATTGATGCTGAGGAACTTGAAGGAGTACAGTGGGTAGAAGCTACCCCTGTAGCATACTCTGGAGCTGGTCAATTTGCAGCAGGGGTAACAAGTACTGGGACATATGGGGTACGTAATGGCAATCGTCAAGCATTCCGTACCTTTCCCATGTTTAGTAGTGGTACTGCAATAGTGGTATTCTCAGATAGACCAAGACAAGGATATAGAGTACAGTTAGGTAAAGCAAATAGGATAAGTAGTGGTGAACATAATGGATTCGTAGTAAAGAACTCGAAGGATAAGACCAATACATTTGCTCATTCACCATATGGCAGGCATCCATCTCGGATAACTTATTACTTTTAAGGAGGAACCAGCATGAAAAGAATTGCCACTGTAATATTGCTTTCTGTTATTGTTTTATTAACTGGATGTGGTATGCATGAATTTAAGCAAGGGGATCCACTACTTGCTCTTGAACTGTCAAAGGAAAGTGCAAAAGCAGCATGTTACCAGGCACAGGCTAGAAATGTGGTAAATACTACTGGTATGACTGCAATGGAAAGGGTACTGGTATTACAGCAGCAGAGTTATGAGAGATTGGTTGGTGCTTTGACCGGTAAGAGTTTTGACCCATGTAGTAATGGGACTAATCTAAATGATGTAATTATTGCCGATTCCAATAACCGTAATCGGAGCGTTCAAGTTCTTGGTGGTGGTGTTCTGAATGCAACGAAATGGGTTGCTGGTGCATGGGCAGCAACTGAGATAGTTGATTCTATTGGAAAGAACGCTGGAAGCACATCTAATATTGATGGCGTTGATGGTGATGTTTCCGTGTCAAATACTCGGACAAATATGGAAACCCATTCTACTGCTACTAATGCAGGGGAAGGGGAAGCAGTTACCAACCCTGGTGCTGATAGCACGATACCAGGAACAACCACTGATCCAGTTGTCCCTGTAGGGGTGGATATTGTAGATACACCAGTTACTGTTACCAATGACTAATGTCTTACGTTTGTCCGTATTGTAAACATAATGGTATGAATGGGTGCAGGTGCCCAATATGCAATATGCCGAATGAGGCCACACATGAACGATTACCCTCCACCCCCAAAGGACAGAATAATTGGAGTGAAAGTGAACGTGAAGAAAGTAATATCATGGCTGAAAAAGGTTTTAAAACGGAAAGGTAAAGGCTGACTGTTACTGCTTCTTTTATTGGTACCGTCATGCAGCAGAACGGCAACTTGCGAGGATTACCTGCAAGCTATAACCGGAGAATATATTGAATGCCCAAAACAAGGAGAAGGGTATGAACATTTTGGACAGCATTAAGGTTTTATCAGAGTTTGGAAAAGCAGTGGATATTGGTAAAGAAATAAAAGACCCCGCTAAGTGGAAAGATCGCCAGGTACTGACAAACAAAGTTGGCCTTATTCTCGTTACCCTTACCACTATTGCAAAGGTTTCCGGTTTAGAAATACCAGAAAGCACTGTACCGTGGCAGGATATGATTGATTATGCCACGCAAGCTATTGTCGGAATAATGATGTTCGTAAATATCATTCTCACTTGGTCAACATCAAGAAAAGTCGGTCCCCCCGAAGTAAAGGAGAAACCATGAAATATGTATTACTGTTTTTGCAAATGATTCCAGCAATAATTGAAGCTATGGTTAAGATCGAAGAATTTATCCCAGTAGATGGTTGGGGTAAAGAGAAGATAGCTGTTTTACGAGATGGTCTTGGTAAGATTTTTAAGGAAGTCAATGAGGTTTGGCCAGCTATTGAAGTAGTAGTGGCTGGACTGGTAAAACTTGCTAATGCTACTGTATGGAAAAAAGATTCCACCGTAAAAGTAATTGAACCTATTGAAAACTAATACAACCAGTTGTACAATGGAGAACATGCCCAATGTGTGCAATCAAACACCTTATAATTATGGTAGTAGAGCAGGATGATGATGAGTTGGATAAGACCTGTATGTCCTTACGATCTTTGGGAGTAGAAACCATTATATGTGTTCATGATTACAGAGAGGCATTAACCATAATTGAAAAAGATCCAAATATAGATTTAGTCATTGCAGATTTAACCGATGAAGATTTACGCCCCACAGGAATTTTTCTATGTGGGATAGCGAAGAAAGTACGACCAGATATATTGTTTCTTATATCATCTAAAAAATCTGGTGTTACTTTTGTAGGGCAATCATTAAGTGCCGGTGCTGATGGTACTTTATCCAAAAACCACTTAAATGAAATAGAAGGGAAATTGCCAGTATGGTTGGAACTATTGGTAAAGAGAAAGAATTTTAACGAACTTTTGGAGAAGTGATTTTATGGATGATTCCCCTGAAGAAAGACGAAGATCGGTCTATGAGACTATGGAAAGGCTGGAAAGCAGGGTAGAAGAATCCATAGAAAAATCAGAGAATCGGGTAATGGTTTCCATTAAAGAGAAATTGGAAGCTCTCCGTGATTTAGTAAATTCTACTACTACAGCAAGACAAGGTTCTATTGATACCGAGTTACAAAGAATAGAGAAAAATAATACCAGTTGCTCTGCTAAATGTGAAGTTAGGCGTGGTGAAATATATGCCAGAATGAAAGGGGTGGAAACCGATAAAGTTGATAAGATAGATTATAAAGCAGAGTATGGTTTACTGGTAGCCCGAGTAGTTGCTTTAGAAGATTGGAAGAAAACAAACTGGCAAAGACTCATCGTTTACTTGGTTGTAGCATCTGTTGCAGCAGTTAAAGTTTTGGAGTGGATTCAACCGCTTTTGAAGTCCACTGAGACAGTCCAATGAAAAAGATAGTCCTATGTATTTTGGTTTTATTTTTGTTTCCCAATTTTGCATATACGGAACAGTACAACAGAAATAAACATTTTAAACATTGGTCAGATTTAGATGGAAATGGTTTTAATACCCGTAAAGAAGTTTTAATAAGACACGCTGCCCAAACATATAATGGGGTTTACCTTGTTACTATTGTTGAAAATGATGTAAAGGTCGGTATATGGGTTTGTCCATATTCTGGTAAGGTATTCCACTCTTCCAGTAATTTAGATATTGATCATGTTGTTCCACTGAAATATGCTTGGGAACATGGTGCTGAGAATTGGTCAGATAAAGAAAGAGAAGTATTTGCCAATGATATGGATAATCTTCTAGCAGTAAACAGAATTGTGCATAGTGGTAAAGGGGATAGTAGCCCAGATAAATGGTTGCCTCCTAATATCTCATTTCATGCGGAATACATCGCTAAATTCATTTCTATCTGTGACAGGTACAAACTATCATATGACAAAGAAAAAGTGAATGCCGCACTAAAATTCTCGCGGGAATATGCAAGAGGAATAAGGGACTATGAGAGAGAAAATTAAAAAGTGGCTTATCCGAATTAATGGACATGAAGGTGGTTATTCCTTTCGATCCCCTCAAGCTGATCCAGGTGGAGAAACTAAGTGGGGAATCTCGAAACGATCATACCCTTACCTTGATATCAAAAACCTGTCTCTTGAAGATGCCGCAGCAATATACGAGCGGGATTTTATTGCTCCTATCTCTTCAAGAGATTTGCCTGAAGGAATTACTTTCCAGTTGATAGATTTTGCTATACATAGTGGCATCCGTACTGCGGTAAAAGAGTTACAGCGGCAAATGAATATAGTAATCGATGGTGTAAAAGTTAAACCGGATGGAGTAATTGGACCATTAACCAGAGCAAAGATTCTCAGTTTTACCGATAGTGATTTGGTTATGAGGCTTACAGCAGGAAGAATAAAGTTTATGAAAGAACTGGATAACTGGCCTGAGAACTCACGTGGATGGATGGATAGGATAGCAAATAACTTATTATATGGTGCGGAAGATACCGACTAAAGGAGAACTATTTTGCGCTATAAGCACGTTCTGAAACTGGATAAAAGAAAATGTGAGAACTGTGGATCTTGTGAAAAGATTTTGCCAAGATTTAAAACTGTTTATGATGGACGAATAGACGTTTCTGATTGGGCAATGGAACGTGAGGACGTTAAAGCTGGAATAGCTTTGGTAGTTGATTCCTGCCCTACCAAAGCTATTTCTTTTTCACCATTATGATTTCTTTTTATCCTTATCAGGTGGATCGTCCACTACTCTGATTAGAGTAGGACTAATCACTATTTGTTTCAGTGGATATATAGGACCAGTAGAGACGGGATCACCAGTATAGTTATACACTTTGGTGATCCCGTCTCTTATAAATGCTCGTATTACTTGAATAGTTGCCATTATAGTAACCCCTTTTGTTTCCGTAAAGCCAATATATATTCCTTCTCTTCTTCCTCTCTGTTTCTCCTTTTTGGTTTTTCCCATAAAGATATTTCTAATTCTGTTTTAGGTAAAGCTGGTTTACATACTCCTATTTCTTTTTTGGCTTTGCTTTCTCTACAAAGAGGACAATAGTATTGGTCTCTGGCTTCCTTCCAGTTATGCACCATTACGGCCGTTCTACTTCCACAATCACGACAAACCTTGTCCATCTTTTTTGGATATATGGCTCTCATAGGAAAATCAAACCCCTTCTTTAACCAGAAATTCTTTTTTATCCTTCAGTGCCTGGGCACCCACTTGCACCTTGTCAACATTTAAAGTATCTACTATCTGGAAATATTGGTCATACAAGTGCAATCCATCTGAGAATGCAATGATCTTTCCATCTTTAATTTTAATACCAGCATCTAAGAGATATTCAAGCACAATCTCTTTCAGCATTTGTAACCCCCCAAGATTTTCTGGTAGTCCAGCATACAGGTCCCATGACCTGAAATATACTGTCATGTTCAACTGACCATTTACCACCTTGAAAGATATAGACCTTAGACAAGGCGGGTCATCCAGGAAAGTTGTTGAGGCATCCCCAATGCAAATAGTCGCCTGATTCGTATCACCATTAGATTCTATAAGCAACTCCACAATTCTATTCAACTGTTTGGATATAAACTCCCCATAAGTATAAACTTCATTTTCCCGTTTCTCTGAACCAAAAATATACCTATGAAAATATTCTTCTATCTTTTCATCACTTGTTGGTGCTGGAATACCTGGTGGCAGAATAGGGGCAAGTGGTCTAATCCACGGTTTATCTATTACAATCTTTACCCCTTCCAATTGTTTACGAATCTGGCCTACGTATGATCCTCCTTTAACCATGAAATCGTACCCTTTTTTGACACACAGCCACATTGATTCCCGCCAAGCATCTTCAATAGTTGTTGCTCTTACACAACAGAATTCCTCATTTATCATTTTGGTTCTCCATCTTTTAGAATAATAGCCATCATCTTATCACATTTCGCTACGGCAATAATTAGACTGCTGCGTAATTCTATCCCCTTTTCCATAGTAAGTGGTGTTTCAAATTTCTTCCAGTCAATAGAATCAATTAAGTCTTGAATTCTGTTTTTAACCACATGGATATATGCCATTATTTCTCCTTTACTGAACTGATCTTGTTTTTCTTGGTTACCACAAATACTTTATCGGCAGCATCTTCCAGATATGTTTCATGTGTAACCACTATCATCTGTATCTGCAATTCATCCGATAGAATCTTCAGCATCTGGGATGCTCTGGGCATACGTTCTTCATCCAGGTTCCTAAACGGTTCATCTATAATCAGGCAATTTCTAGTTTCACTCAATGCCCATATAGAAACACGTAAGGCGAAACTTGCCACATCTACTGCACCGAATCCACAGGAATCAAGTGGATTCATTTCATTTACACCGTCATCCGAGAAGAACATATCACATTCCGATACGTTTCTCCTTGATATAAACCGAACAATAAACAGTGGTGCTTCCTCTTCAAAGACAATATCCAAAGCCTTTGTCGTGATCTTAGACAGGTGTTCTTCCAGATTTTTCTGGGTCAACTCTGCCGCTTTCTGCATCAACTCCCGTGCTTTAATATGACCAGCAGTAGAAGTAAACAAAACATCCAGTTCTTTGTTTAATCGGGTAATGTTGTCTTTATGGATTGCTCTCTCGGACCGTTTGTCTCTGAGTTTTTCTCTTATGGTTGCTATTTCCATATTACCCCTCAAATACACTTGGAAACTTTTTCTTGAAGTCGGCAATCATCTCAGTCAGTTTATCCGTATCGGATTGTATCTCTTTAGCTAATCTCACCAATTCCTTATCTACGTCATCCAGGATATTTTTGGATCGTTTAAAACCAGCTGCCACTAATTGATCCTCTTTAGCCGATATCTTACCACGAATATTTGCAAGTGTCTCTTTGGACTTTTCCAGTTTATTCTTCAGGTCTTCAATTCGTTCCAAGTCGTTCATGTACTTTCTCCATTATTTCTGATACAATATTTCTGGTTGTCTTGTCTGCCTTTGCCTCATCCAAAACTATCTGGAGAACTTCACTGTATTTCTTGCCTTTTGTTTGGAACTTAATATTCTGTGCCAACTCCTTAACATCCTGTTTATAGGATGCCATATCGTCCTTATCCACCTTATCCAGATCAAATACATCCCCCTCTATAGGGATATAATAAACTTTGTATTCCAATGTATCTGTATCAATAAGTGTTACACTGGGTTTAAAGTCCATCTTATCTTTAGCACTTCTCATTATAGGCCCAGGATTAACCAGTAACCTGTCTTTGTACTTAGTAATATGGTGATCGTGATAGTCCCCAGAAACAATTAATTGGTATTTTGGGTACTTATCCATAAACTGTTTTGCTGATAAAGCATCCGGTAAAAAGAAAGGTGGATCTTTTGGTGTAACCGGAAAATGAATGAGCAAACAATCCGATTCTTCTAAGTTTTGTGGCTCTTGTCCAAACGATACATCTTCCCATTCGTAATCAAAATAACTGGATTCTCTTATTGCCCCAGATACCAGTAATGTATTGAACGGTGTTTTATCCAATACAGGGTTGTGGTAAAAAATATCATGCTGACCAAATATACCACCTACACCGTTCTTCACTGTTTTCAATAGGAAGATGTATCGGTTTAACCAGTATAAGGAACAGTATGGTTTATCATATATATCCCCTGCTACCATTATTGTAGCATCTAATTCATTTGCCAGATCACAAATCCATTCAACCTTCCTGAATTGAACTTCTGGGTAATCGTCTTTCCTGATACGTGGCCCTTTCCCACGTATATGCCAATCTGCGGTTGCAATTATTCTCATACCCATTTTCCTTTACCATTACACAATGGACATATACCGACTTCCTTTAAAAGCGAATTGAGTTCCTTTTCCTTACCATTCACTACTTTAATGGCTTTGTCTTCCATATCTTTCTGTACCTGTAAATCAGCCTTTATAGATTGCAGATGCTTTACAGATGCTTTACTGCTTTCAATTTTAGCGGAGAATGCCTCTAATTTCTTCAATTCAGTAGGGGGAGGTAGTTCGATACCCTTAGCTCTTACTTTCAAGTCCCGCAGGTCTCCCGCTAATTTTTTAATATTCTCTTCCTGATCTTCTTTACGGCACAAATTCTCATCGAATACCAGTATTGCTTCAGCAAATGGTAGGGCAGTCATATCTGGTAATTCTGCAATCTGGTTATTCAACTGAATAATTGTACCGCGGATAAAGCCAATATCGAAACATTTTTTCCCATTTGCTTTAATCCTACTTTCTAGTTCAGACATTTTATCCAGAAATTCTATTGCTTTGTCCACCCATTCCAGTTCTTGAAACTTTTCTTTTTCCAATTTCAGTTCTGCGGTCTTCACATTATAACTGGAATTCATTCCAGTTATGGTGGAATTAATGATCTCTGTAGCTACATCCATTTCTTCCAGATGAACAATGTTGTTCAAGAACTTAGATCGCTTACCTGGTGTCCAATGTTCAGCAAGAAAGAAATTAACATCTTTCTGTAACTGGATGTTAATACCTGTCATATTGGACAGTTTTGTTATCTGTTCTGGTACCCCTGTTCGTAAAGCTGAGAACGGTTCCTCTTCCCCAGAAGCTTCATAGTAGTTATCAGTATTACTTCTTAAACGGTTTATGTATCCACCATCATCAAAAGCAACTGATACCTCTGTACTTGGTTTCTTTTTACCATGAGGGAAGTAAGAAGTTCCCTGTGGTCTGTTTTCCAATACCCAGTTTATAGAACGGACAAGGGAACTTTTACCATAATGAGATTTGCCAATTATTACATTAACTCCTTTAGCAAAGTCCATGCAAAAATATGGGAACCCCTCCCAGTCCGCTCCTTCAATATAGTTTATCATACGTCCTCCATTTAATAGCATCATCAATTAGAACCCTTGCAGCATTCTGTTCTTTATCATCACATGGAGGGCTACCACAAATCCCTTGTTCCTCTAAGAAGTAGCCATTACCGTCTAACAACCACCGTAACCGTCTGGCATCTGCTTCTATGCTTGTGTCTACAGTAGTCTTCCAAGAATTCATTCTATCATATTCTTCTTCCGTATCTGGATACATGGTTACCCCTTCATTCTTCGTTCTATCTCGTTGGCTAAACCCCTTATCCATGCAATAACTGGAGCAGGCATATTCCCTTCAAAATAGATTGAGTCTCTATGGACATTATCTTTCACAGTATCATACAATGATTTTTCTTCTGGCGGTTTTAACCATCCTCCACCTTGTTCTGGTGATGGTCTCATTTTAGGAACTTTTACTGTCTCTTCTTTAAGATTGGAACCTGATGGATTATTTAACCAATCTCTCCGTAAAACTGCATCAATAACCACTTCAGTAACCTTTTCAGAATCAATGCCAAAGTGTGACAATAGCTGTTGTCCAAAAACACCAGAATCTACTACACCATCACCAATCTGTTCTACATCAAAGCCATTTACACCGTTTCTTATGCCTTGTACCCCCTTCAGTATATGATGAGCTACTTCACCAACTTCCTCAGCCATACCAAGGGAGAATTGCATTGCAAGAATCATATCAATTAGCTGATCCTTAGTCATTTCTTCATATCTGGATCGTGGAAAATTTCTATTTTGCCACTCAGCCAGTTCTTTCTGCCTAAGATCAATCATTCCTTTTCTCCCGTTCATAAATAGCCTGGCGCAAGTAAACTACCGCATCCAAAAGTTCTTGATATAAATCTATCAAAGGATCACGGCCATTGAAAGGTTGCAATCTGGTATCATATTTTTGTTTACCAATCTCGTCCCGCTCTTTCATATCAGCCAATACCAAATCCCATACAGCAGGGTAGTTATTTTTTATTGGTGCTGGTTCCGGTTTGTTCATTATTCCACTCCTATGAAAAGAAGATAAAATCACCGTGCTGGTTCATAAGTTTTGCTACATCCACAAAACTTATTTTAGCCTGTCCCTGAATACCCCATCGCTTTCCCCATGAATTGTGGAGTAGAAAGTATTCCTCAAACCAATTTATACCAGATATAATTAAACAATGACCACCTACCAGTTCACCAGTAACGTGAATAAATCCATCCTTGTCAACCTCTTGCATTCCTGTATACCAATTAACCCCTACTACTGGTGGACCTACATAGCATACACCAATAACAAGATCAGTAAAACTGAAGGCATGGTAATATCCATTTATGAAACCTAATTTAAGTAATACTTGTACTGCGGCTAAAACGGATGAACCCTCATAAAATGGATCGGCCCCTGGGTAAGACCCACCTGGCCATGGGTCAATTTTCTGGGCTCCCCAGTAAACAGTTTCTCTAGCAAACTTGGCGGTAACAATCTGCCGTTTAATTTGTTTTGGTTCTGCCAGTAAGGCATGACTGCAACCAAAACCAGGACATGCCCCTTCCGTACCTTGATCCAAGAAAGTCGTACATAGATGAATCTTGTTTATCGGTTGCCGTTCCGTTGTCATAGCAGTTACCCGATACATTTTACTTCTTTCATCAGACTGAGGAATCCGATCAAGTCGCCTATCTTTTGTAATGCTTCCGTCTTTTAAGATAAATTCTTCCATTTTGATTCTCCTAGATAAGCAAAGATTTAACTTTAGTTTTGGCTTCTACTGTCTTCTTCGGTTTGCATTGTTTCTCACAATACTCAGTGGTATCGGCCTCCCATTTCTCATTGAATCTGGTTTCCTCAAACGATTCCAGAAATAGTTTCTTTGTTGCCCTATTGGTTTTATCCATAATTACCGATTCAAAAGAACAGGTGACAATATCATCAAAGTGGGAATCCCACCATTCTACACCACGTGCTCGTTCTTCTTTACTGAAACCTTTCCCTATCTCAGTAACAATACCGCCATCTTCTGTTCGAACTATCAAAGCACCAAGGCAATGTTCATATTGTTTTCCCTTAGTTCCTGGTAATGCTTTAACGATCCTGAATTCAGCAAAAGCCCGGTTCTTCATCTTGATAAACTTTCTACTGGTGGTAGGTTTCCATATTTCACCTAGGTCTTTCAGAACCGCTCCCTCAAATCCGTTATCCCGCATCTTTTTGTAGAATGCTCTGGCTTCATCTACACTATGCACTATCTCGTATGGAATAACCTCTATTGGTCCTAATCCACCAGCAGGATAATTCTTGTTAAGAAACTTATCTACCATACCACACAGTTTAGGAAAACTCTGTGAATACGGAATAGGGCTGAACCTTTTCTCGTAATGTTCAAATGGAATAATTCCCCACAGAACGTAAACCACTCGTTCTGCTATCTCTTCTGAACCACAGCCTTGTACGAAAGAATTTAGTAAACCATTACCAGTCTTTCTATCAAGCACCTTCCCATTTTCATCTATTACTACCATTTCACCAACAGTAACAAACTTTTCACCATTAAGCAGTTCAAGAAGTTCTTCTTTCAGGTAACCAAATAAATGGAATGTATTACCGTATCTTGTAGTGAATATTTCATCATCCTTCCACGGAAACCCATAGGCAAACATTCCATCTGCTTTCTTCTGCACAATAGCTGGATAGCATACTCTATGTATTTCATCTTCTGTGGAACACCTCTGGTATGGAACTTCTTCCACTATGCCTCTCTTTGCCTTATTAATGGTTTTGAAAGAGAATCCCGCTCGCAAATCCTTTTTACATATTCTGGAAACAACTTCTATTGTCTCTTTATCAATGGAACATATCCAATTAAACTTTGCTTTCTCAACATTGGTTGCCCCGCCTTTCTGTTTCAGGAAGTCAAGGTAATCAAAAATGTTACTTATATCGGTAGCGGTACTCTCTGCCACAAAATTAACTTCCTTCAGATTGTACGACCATCCTTGATTATAAGCATACTGAACAACTTTACGGAATGTTGGATCTTCCAGAAACTCTGCAAGTTTATCTACTTTATCATTGGTAGATGATATGTTTTCAATTATGGTTAACTGCTCCAGTACCGATTTTAAACTCATAGTTATTTCCTTTTCAAAGTTGGCCTTTCTTTCAGTAATCGGAAAAAGGTATCCAAATCCATAACAGCTACTGGTTCACTTCCTGATCTTTTGGCAACAAGTAGCCAGTCAGTACCAGTCATCTTGTTCCCTTTAGCCTGGTCTATCCAGTCGTGTATTGACCATGACTCCTGGGCTTTGCATTCAATGGAAAAACGGAACCTTTCCTTTGCTTCCCCTATCAGTTTAACATCGGTACCAGACTGCCCCATTTCCCTTGACTGGATAAGTTCATCCTTACCGTGAGGAATACCCAGTAGATCAGATACTTTCTGGGCTACCAGTTGCTGCAATCTTCTCCCCTTCGCCTTTGCTGACGAAACGGTGATCCGCTTTTTCCCACTCATCCTTATCTATTGCCTCCAGTTTAACTTGAAACATTCCAAAGTATCCGTCTATCACTCTCTGTGCCAATTTTGTATTACATATAGCATACATCTTGCCTTCGGCATCCATATATATTCCAGCTTCTTTACTGGGGTTACCGTATTCGTCATTCAGATCAGGATCAGCCACTACGTAAGAGAACATATCCGCCCCCTGTTAAAGAAATTTTCCCATCGTTGCATTCCCAATTTTGTTTTATACGAATCTATCCAATATTCATCAGCAACTTTCATCAGGTTACCCATATTGAATTCATCTTTCTTCAGTTCAAATTCTGGTGTACCTGGAAATGGAAGTCTAACCAATTGCCTATTCCTTTCAATAATTTCTTTACCAGCAAGAATAGCTTGATACGTTTTATGTGTAGGTTTTAAAATACCAAGTAACCATTTAATAGCAGTTGTTTCCCTTACACCTTGTATTCCTGGTATTTCATCGGAAGTACATCCACCAATACTTTTTACGTTTACCCACTGACTGACAGGAATTCTATAATGGGTATTAAATTTCTCTGGTGTCCATAGAACTTCACTTCTTGGTTTATGCATATCAGCATATTCCAACATTTGGAATAAATCTTCATCAGCTGTAACCATTAAACAATCTTCATAACCAATAACTATATCAGCCATTATATCATCGGCTTCTAATCCGTCAACTGAAAAAGAATTTCTGAATCCTATAGATGGAATAATTTCCTGTTGAAGTCTAATAATCTGCTGTATCATGGACTGGTAAAAAGCCCTTTCATCTTCCGTACTATCTTTCTTTTTCAGTCTACGCTTTAATTTATACTCTGGAAATAACTCTTCCCGTTTCGATCCTTTACTGTCCCAACAAAATACAAATCTATTGGTTTTGAACTGTTCTGATAAATGTAGTAGCTGATTCAAAAATCCAAAGATAACGCTTGTCTCTATCTCACTGGTCCTCAATCCTTTCAGGGAATAAGCATCAGCATAGCAGAGACTTGAACAATCAATTACCAGTCGTTTATATTTCATTTCCGCTCAATCCTTCTCGCTATTATTTCAAGGGCAAGTAATTTATCGGCTATAGTTGCATCGGGTTTCTGGGCCCCCTTTACCACTAAACGATCTGAATCAGAAATAGTATGTATGGCTTCTATAAATTCCATATCATCAAAAGTAATAATAAATTTTACGGTATTAGTACCGTGTTCCTCTATCATGTGCAAATTCATATTTTCTCCAATAGAAATTGGCCTGCACCAATTTAGTTGGGACTTGCACCCTGTTCCTATCTGACGTTACCATGGATGTCAGAATTAACTTCTTTATTGGGAGTTTACCGTGTTCACAGAGGAACTGATCGTGATTCCACTTAGCTCACCTTTCAGTCTACAGGCCAAACTTTATATTACTCTTTAGTGGACAACTTTCGGTATTCTTTTCCGAATATCGCTACCTCTTTTGTCAACTGCCTTGCTCTCTTGTACGCGGCTTTGCTTTGGCGACCATTGAGTTCTGCCAACAATTTAGTACACTTCTCTGCCAAATTTTTCTTCACTTCTTCAAAGTCCATTTTAAAATCTCCTTTTCTTTTTACGATTTACTTTAAATAGAGCTTCATTCTGCTCCCACACATCAATAACCATTTCTCGTAACTCTGCTTCAAGGTCGTTTTCCTCAATGTATTCCACGGCTTTGTCCAAGGAAGTATAGGTTTTGTCCACACAATCGTAAACCGTTCCCTTGGTCATATCCTTGTAATATTGAAGATTGCCACGCACATCATCTATACCAATACCAAACATCAAGTACATAGGAACTGTTCTGAATGGATCATCAATGGAACTCTTTTTTATAAACAGATGGGATATGATACCAACATCCTTTTTAATTATCACCCCATGTTCATTTTTTCTTTCTTTATCTATAACCTTTTTCTGGTTACAGGCAATACGTAAAGAGGAATGAAATGGAACAGCATGTCCACCAGGAGTAGTAACACCAAATTCACCATCCCTGATTTGATTTGTAAATACTACCAGTTTATGTTCATGGGCAATTATTCTTGCAGTCTTACGGCACAGTTCCGATAACTCTTTGGCCTTACGTTGTCCACGTTTATCACCGTCATCCATCTCCATCGCAGTAGACAGGGCAGCAATAGAATCAGCACCGAGAAGGTTTATTACATCTGGGTTTTTGGGTTCCCACCCCATTATAATACCTTCCAGCCCTAATTCCGTTACTTTCCCCTTTGCATCTTTCCTATCGCCTACTGTATTAGGACGATAGTAATGGTCTCTTGGAAGATCCAGTCCAGTTATCCTTGTGTACTCCCGATCAAGTCTTGCTTCAGGATCACAGATATCTACCTCCCCACCTTTTGCTTGTACAGATGCACCAATTTCTGTAAGAATTGCAGTCTTACCGGAACCTGACCCTCCAAACAATTCTACCATAATGCCACCAGGCATACCCCCTCCCCTGACCCTGCCACCAGAAATGGCAAGGTCAAGGAGGGTGACACCAGTAGAGACAAGGATAGAAGTATCTATTGGGATTTTATCCTCTTCCCGTTCTGAAACTGCATCAGTATAATCTTCCGCAGTAATAGAAACTTCTTTTCTCTTTAGTGTCGCCATTGTTTAATCCCTTCTTCGTAAACGTCTGGTCGGGGGAGGTTCATCCGCTTTCTTCTCTGGTTCAGGTTCTGGTTCCTGACGACGGTTACGCCGAGGTTCCGGTTCCTCTTCTTTCTTTTTTTCTGGTTCTTCGTTCAACCCACCAGATTCTTCTTCAGTTCTGCGACCTCTACGTGGAGGTGGTTCCTCTTCCTGTTTAGAAGTTTCTCTCTCCTTACGTGGTTCAGGTTCTTCTTTCTCAGTATCTTCCCCTCTACGGCGACCACGAACAGGTTGTTCTGGTTCATCATCTTCATCAGATAAACCGGAAAGAACTGCTTTTGCAATAAGCTTCAGGTCTTCCACTTCAGGTTTAACCAGGTAATCCTCAATGGTGTATGCCTGATCAAGAATTTCATCATCAATTGGTGCTGGTCGATCCTCGAAAACAATACCAGTAAGTTTCTTTCCTTTGCTCTTACCGGCAATGGTGAAGGTAATAGTCTTACCACGGTCAGGATCGGAATAAGGAATCCTTTCACCAGTACGCTTATTCTTTGCAGTCTCTTTGAACGGACCTTCTGCAAGGTATGAACTGGCTTCCCAAATCTGAACACCATTCTGTTCCTGATTATCAGTATATACGACAACATTGTACAGGCACCTCTGGCTACCCTTCAGTGCTTCAACCACTTTCTTCCTGGGATTATCCTTTGCCATCTCTTCTGATTTTGCATCACAGAGAGGACAATCTTCTCCATAATTCCTCAGACAGATATAATCCCCTTTCTCCGGTCCTACACGTTTATGCACCCAAATCTCAACCTTGTATACAGGTTTTCCTTTTGGATAGTTTGGGTGATTCTCTGAAGATATCCAGGGAATTACATCTAGTGCGTGATCCCCTTCTTTATCTTTCCAGAAATTCAGATCAGTATCTTTGACGAAAATGGTGATATAATTTCCACCAACTGTTTCGTCTGTTCTGTTCTTCAATTCCTCGTGGTACCCTTCCTGACTACGGAATTTGGATACTTTAGCCATTCTTCTGCCTCCTTTTCATTCTTGGATTCGATTCCAATTCTTTAACACTTTCTTCATCCACTACTTTTTTCTCGAACTGTTCTCCATCGGTCTTACTGACATGGGGATCGGCCCAGTAACCAGAAACATATAACTTAACAATAAGCTCCAGAGCAGTCTTCTTTTGCTCCATTGCCCCTTTGCTTCCAGTAAGAATATTTACTTGATGACTTAATTCCAGAAACTCTTCTGTTTTCTTTACAACTCTAGAATCCTGAATCACTGTATTCAAGATTGCGGCTTCTGTTGGTCTTGCTGATTCAAAACCATATTCAGAAGGATCCGCCCTTATTTCAGAATCCACCTCCGCTTTCAGTACCGCTAATTCCTCCTTGCACTTATCCCGATTGAATACTGCGGAAGCCAAGTTGTCACTGTATTCCTTATACAGTTCCGCTTGACGAATACATTCCATATCCAGATTGAGTTTATCAATCCGAAAATCATTCATTCGATCTGCCATAACTTCTCCTATGGGTTAATAGAATAATCCCTCCTGAAAGTATAAGTTTACTTTACTATCCTGATAGAATCAATCATTTTCTGCTATATTCCGTAAATACAGAAAAGCAAGAGAGGATTAGACCTGCTTTACCGCTATCAAAATAGTTTTCAGAAAATGCTTCCAGAATCATAGCGGATTTTATATCCCCTTTATCCAATAGAACCTTAGAAAACCATCCCTGAATGCTTCGCCTTGCTGCTTCTGGGTCTGAATCAAGATCGGTTATAATCTTAGATAGAATCTTCCACGGTTTCTCTTCCATCATAGCCATACATAAGTCACGTACTGAAGTCTCACAACTTATGGTTTTCTCAATCATATCCAGAGCATCTTCTTCTTTCTCGATATCAATAACCTGATCCAGTAACTTCACTGCTTCTCTTGCAGAACCACCACATGCCATACTGATAGCTTTCAGAACTGAATTAGGAACGGCTACCTTCTCCGCTTCTGCTATATCTTTAACCAAAGAATAGGCAGTGTTAGACGGTAGAGACTTCATGTTCACTGCAACACATCTGGTTTTGATTGCTGGAATCATCTTCTCTGGATTCGTTGTAGCCAGAAAAAAGAAAGTTAATCTCGGTGAATCTTCAAGCATCTTTAGCATGGCGTTCTGGGCTGCACTGGTAAGTTGGTGGGCTTCATCGAGCAGAATCACCTTTACCTTACCGCCCATAGGGGATAATCTGGAAGTAGCATTAATTTCCCGTATAGTGTCTACACCATTTGTATTTGCTGCATTGTATTCATGATAATCAGTATCAGCACATTCCAATATTCTGGCAATGATCCTGACCATTGTAGTCTTTCCACAACCACTTGCTCCTGTAAAAAGCCAACTTTTGGGGATATTTTTAAAATCCCTGTCAAGCATTGATTCAACTGATTTAATGGCAGCATCATTGCCATATACTTCATCAAAATATTCTGGTCTGTACTTCAACGGTAAACTGTTACTCATCGATATCTCCTATACGGATAAATTTTTCTGTTTTACCAAATTTAGATTCAAACCCAAAATCTGAAATATTAAGAGGAAAGGATAGTCCCTCGTAACAGATACGTACTGGTAAATCCCCATTCTCTTGCTTGAGTTTTTCCAATATTCCAATTACTTCTGATACAGAAAGTTGTAATTCGTCTACCATGATTTGTTACCATAAAAGAAGTTTATTTTACTGGCACCACAATCGTGACAGTCCCACCAACCCACTGTTATAACAGCATTACTATCGGTAGTTATGTTCTCGCAGTAGTGCCGCCTACGTATATGAATACCAATAGAACATAAAAGGAATAATCCAATTTTCTTTATAATATTCATAGTTGGGCCTCAAGAACCTACCATGGTTCCGTCGGGTTCCCATGTAAATTCTGCTACAGAAAAATGAGCACCACAGCCACAGCAGAATGTCCCGCTGTAAAACTCTGGATCTCTGGCGTAAGTTTCTGCCAGAGATTGCCCCATTGTTGTAACAACCCCACACTTGGTATGTTTATAGCTACGGCGTACTGGTCTAACAAAACCTTTTGCTCTCTCTTCTGGGCATAGCACTACATATCCTTTTTGCATACCAGTAATCGGATCTATTTCCCTGTGATTTGGATCAACAGCTTCACCATCAGTCATACAAGTCTTCGGTTGTTCTTTCATTGTAGTCTCCTGTTTGCGGCTTCAGTATTTGCTTTCCGTACCACTACCTCTAAATCTTTTATAGATTTAGTATGTACTACCAGTGTTAAAGTGTTATCTGTAAGACCAGGATGTTGCCCAAAACTGTACCCAGCTTCAGTCAAATGCCTCTTGAAGATAGGTAATTTCCAATCATCTATAGCTATTGCTGCTTTTGGCATATCAGCCTCCTATTCTAATGCTCGGTATAATTTCATTGCTTCAATTATAGAACCCCCAATACCACACCTATACCTTCTTATAGCAATATTTTCTATTGACATAATCTGGTGTAGTAATATGCTTTCTTCTTCCCATTCTTCTACAGTCTCTGGGCACGGTGAATTATAGAATTCCATCAACTTTTCATTTATGGATTTGATAAGTGATTCTCTTTCCACTTTTCCCATTTAATCCTCCTTATATGAATATTAAGCAGTTTCCGAATAGCATAGGCGTGTATATCCATTTGAATAAAAACAAATATAAACAAAAGGGAAGTAAACAATCCAGTTTCTTGGTAACAAGTGTATACCATATAAAAAATAAATAACCATCTAAGTGCAAAAGATAATGGGCTTTCTACTACTTCTTTTACTTCTTCGGTTTCTCTATCCATGCGTCCCCCGATTTAACATACTTGGTTAACTCAGCAAAATTACCATTTACCTTTGACAATTCCACATCTATTTTGAACGGTACGTTGATCCATTCAAATTCTTTCAGCACTCTCTTAGAACATATCTCGTTCATCTCCGTCAACAGGTAATCACGTTCATCAGGATACCATTGAAATACGCAGGAATCATGAATCTGGCCACAAAGATACGACCGTAATTTCTCCTTCTTAATGAATGCCTGTATACGGTTAATAGACCACAACAGGATATGAAACGCTGTTCCCTGGATAGGATAATTGGTTGTCTGTTTTCTGTCTAGTAGACCATAGAACCTGAAACCTAAATACGTTTCCACATAACCGTACTTAATATAGAAATCGTTTACTTCCTTTTTCCATGCAGTATAAACTTTGAATCGTTCATTCCACATCTTCTCTTCTGCTTTCTTACAATGCTTGAGAAAATCGTCTACATTATGGATTCCCTTATCGTGCATGTGTTCCACTAATGGAGTACCATTCCGTAGAACAAATTTCTCTTTCTCAATAGCGGTTTCCCATAAAGTAGGACCACAACTTCCCCAATAGTCACCGTAGAACTGAGGGAATGTCCACTGATTCTTTATATAGAACCTGATCTTTCCATTTTCATCCAGATTCTCTTTACGTACCTGCCAAATATCACAAGCATTATCCCTATGCATATCAGACCCATCAACAGTCAGGTAAGCAATAAAGTTTGGATCTTTATGGTATGCTGCGGATGTACAAACTTCAACTCCAGAAAAGTCAATCTCACCAATACCACCATCAGGTTCAGTTACAATGCCCGTTCTTGTTATCTTCTTAGCATAGTCATCCCGTTTCGGAATGTTCTGGAAGCTAGGCAGGTTGGCACTTGACCTAAAACTCCTTGCAATCGTTAGATTAAAAAACGGATGAATTTTTCCGTTTACCTCTTCCCGTACAAACTGTGAGATGTAAGTATCCCGAACTTTCAACAATTTCCTTAGAGATAGAATATCTTCACATATGGGTAAACCAATATCTTTCAATGCCTTTTCATCTAAAGAGATATTGCCACCATCAGTAGTCCCCAATTTCTTAGCATCCAGTTTCATCACTTCAAAGAACAGTCTCTTCAGATCGGCTGGCTTTGAATGCTCAAATTTCTTTCGATATAGATTGGTGAACTTTTTTGCATATGGTTCATTGGCTATCTTCTCTTCTAACTCTTGGATCTTACCAGTTACTTCTGCTTCTGCCTTAATGTAATATTCTACATTTATCGGAATACCATTCTCCTGCATCGTGCAAAGAGTTCTGGCACTTTCAGTGAACAGGATACGAGGGTAATATTTCTTCTTAGAATCAAGTTGCCGATATTCCTCGTCCTCGGCATCGCTTAGTTTGAGGGTAAGATAGGCATCAGCCCCTACATAAAGCAATTGATCATACAGGGGCATTTCCCGCATTCTGTTGAGTTCCTTTGCCCCCTGCCTATCTGCTTCAATGTATTTGTCGGCTTTTTTATCGTAATCCCTGATACCCCATTTAAGGAAACAAAGTTCCTTTAGACCTTTGGCCCCTGTTCTGTGATCCAGAAGATGCTGATTTATATTGGTGCATTGTAACCATCCATTAACAGTACAACCAAGGATAGTTTCTAGCCACATTGTATCAAACTGTAACTTGTGGGCAATCTTTTTGATATCTTCTCGTTCCAGATATTCCACAAGTAACTCAATAATGTTCTCGTAAGCCTGATCGGAAAAAGTAACTTCACTGTGGTCAAGTGGAAATGCTATTGTTCCTTTTCTGGTAGATATACCAACAGAAGTGATACAATGCTTTTCATACTGTGGCTTTAAACCGGTTCCTTCAATATCAATCGATGAAATGAAATCAGAATCGGATAACAGGTCTTCCAATCCATTTATAATATCTTTGTACTCGATCAGCACCTTTACATTTTCAAATGGATTTACCTGTACCAATTCTTTCTTCTGCTTTATCTCGGCCATTACAAACTTAACCAGTCTGCCGAAATAAGCTTTCTGATTCTCTGTCTTCATCTTGCCTGGGTTCAGCATAGGCAAAACCCAGGCACCGTATTCATGTACGGGAATAGCCCTCATTACCAATGTTTCTAGTGCCGGGGTTTTCCTTCCTATCTTACCAAGAATAGCTTTTGTTGCAGCATTTCCAACAGTCAAGATATATTTTGGTTTCAATTCCCTGATCTTGTCTATCAGATTTGGTTTACATTTCAGTATATGGTCATCTTTCAGTTCCCCTTTACAGTAGCAGGAAACAGCGGAGGTTTTCCAGAAATTGTTCTCCAGGTTCACTCCTACACTGGAAAAGAATTCTTTCAACGATTCCATAGTTTCTCCTGAGAAACCAAATCCTTTACTGTCTTCTATAGCAGAAGGTTTACCAGTAACGATTAGGGTATTCAGTCTACCATTACCGTAATGTTTTGAGAATGGTGATTTGCAAATAGTGTGAAGCCCACAGGAATCACAATCCTCACTTATGGCAGGCCCATCATTCCAGAAACTCTTTATCTTCATTAATTCACCTTGGGAAAGTCCCCATTAGTTTTGTCTACACAACTTCCATGCTTCAATAAGATACTGTGCTTGCCATCGTGCGTCATCAATAGCTCTATGATGAGTACCAGCAATTTCAGGTAAAGATATTTTTGGCAACATTGCCCGCATAGTTCTGTAACATCTATCATTTTTAAATGACCATGGTACGGTTAAAGAACCACGATCATAAGCCGATTTCAAGATAACATTATCGAAAACTGCACCGTTGCCCCATATAGATACTTCATCTTTAAAAGATCGAAGGTAATCTTGGAACAATACCAAAGCAACTTGTATATGTTTCCCATCCCGTTTAAATTCAGCCCGTGCTGTATCGGACTGTTGCATCCACCAAAGTACGGTAGACACATCCATAACTCCACCAGCAGCAACAGAAGATTCCAGATCAACTACTTCATAGAACCCTTCTCCTATTTCACCAGTAGTAAGATCAAAGTTTACAGCACCAATAGCGGCAATAGCAGCATTGTTACCATTTCCCATAGTCTCAAGATCCAACATTATATCAATCATATTTTCCCTTTTACTGTGAGTTTGGTTTTTCCCATTTTAGCTGCCCATCTTGATAACTTACCACCAGATGTTTTGGAAACATAGGCATTATCTTTACCATTCAATTTTCTCTTTGCAGCACGGTTTAAACTTTCAGGCAACAAATCGTATCCAGCTGGAACTCCAGTGCGATCGGTAACATTTACTAAATGATTGGTATCTACATTCATGTGTTTCCTCCATTAATTAAAACATGCGGTCAATTATCTCAATCAGGTAAGCTGAGTTTACCTTTTCTGGATCTTTCTCTTTCAGTTTACCGATAACTTCCAGAAAGTAAGCACAGTCCACACCGGTAAGCTGATCCTGCAATACTTCTATCTTGGTTAAATCCAGTTCCGATATCTGCATACAGATTTTCAGAAGTTGCCCAGCATTAATGGTAAAGTTCCGTTTAATAAACTTACGGACACGAAAGATAGAACAGATCGGATACTTGCTACCAACATAAATCAGTTCTCTGGAAAGCAAACAGGCCAGTGCTTCTTTCTTCAGTTCCAGTTTATCATCCCAACTTGTCCAGTAATTTGTGCAATGCATGAAGTCGTAATACTTGTGGATCTCTTCAGGTTCCCCAAAGAAACGGAACACCATCTGAATCTTACCACTCAATGTAATTGCATTCGTACTTAGGAAGACAGGCTTATACTGTGTATCGGTATCTTCTGCCTGATCTTCAATCTTTTCCGATACCTCTTCAAACTTATCTTCAATCTCTCCTGGATCTTGCATTACATCTGATACATAATTGGAAGCATTCTGTTCCGGTGATCCTTCAAAGTATTCATATGGTTTTTCTGTACCATCTGCACTTGCAATACCAGCAGATTTGACCACTATCTTTACCCTGTCATCATGGGATTCTACATAGATTTTACATGGAATTCCTTCCCTATTCTTAATAGAGAACAGACCAATGTAATACTCTGCAATCTCTTTTGCTGCTAACTGTGAACGGAAATAAACATCGTAATCATTTACCTTTTCACCCAACAGCATACTGGCTATGCAACCACCAGTTACTATTGTATTCTCTTCTGCGATCTTACGGATTCTTTCATTTGCAATGGATTTCAGCCAGCTGTCAATCTTCTTTCGCAGCACTGTCTTGATGGTTTTTGTTTTCATACTATTCCTCCAAAGAATTTGCATAATCAATTACAAACTGTTTAAACTCTTCATCAGTAGTGCCATTCCAATTTGTGTTTCTATGTTTCACAAATTTCATGTGCTGGAAATAACCACAAGCGTCAGTAGGCCAAGCAAATATCCCATGCCTTTTCTTTACCCATTCAAGCAAATGTTCTTTAACTTCTTTGTTGGTCATTTCCTTTTGCATGTTTCCTCCATCAGAACGGGACTTCCTCTCCAGTTCCAGTTCCAGTTCCAGTATCTTCCTCTTTTACTTCCTTACCTTCAGGCAATACCATTACATGCGTGAAGTTCTTTGAAGAGAAAGAAGCCATGTTACTGGCATAGTTAATTCCAATTGTATTCGTTTTCGATAGTACACTGTTCAGCAGAGTGGGACTGATAAGGAATGTTAGGC